TAATTTATTGGAATGTTTTAGCCAAACATTCCATAACTAATTTATTGGAATGTTTTAGCCAAACATTCCAATCATAGTTATAACTTCTGTTTTTTGAGTTCTAATATAATATAAAAATGGAACAGAACAAACAAATAATTTTCCAGACGATATATCACATTGACTATCCATTTTTGTATAGCCAATTTCAACAGTAATGTTTTGTAGAACATCATGTAATTGAACAGATTGAGGAAAAAATGAAGAAGTTATTTTATCAAAAACAGAATTTAAATCCAATTTTTTCAAAATACTTGTATATCTATATTTAAATTCATGACGAAATAATGGAATTCTAACCATTTCAAATGCCATTTTTTTTAATTTAGGAATAACTTGATACAATTCACTTATTTCAACATTTCCCAATGCAATACCATATACTAAATTACCAAATGGAAATTCAATTATTCTTTTCTTTTTATCTTCATAAAAATTTAATATACAATTTTCAATTATACCATATTCAACAATTTTTTTTCCACTTTTACCATTAAATTCTCCTTTCGCTTTTTTATTAATTTTAATAATAGGATTAATGTATGAAATATTTAAAAACAATAATTGTAAATTTATTAAATTATCTGCCACAATAAATTTTCTTATTTTTTTACCTTCAAACATACTATAAATATGTTTATTAATTCTATGTGCTTCTGTATCAACATCTTCTGAACTATCAACAATTATAATACCACAATAATTACTAATATCATCATATTTATCTTTATTATATGGAACATCTGTACTTAATAACATTATATTTTTAGTATCATCTAATTCTTCAACAATTTCGTCTAATTCTTTGCATAATGTTTCATGTTTTGGAAATGAAAACACTTTTCGTAGTTCTACTTGTGTTATACTTTCTGCTGTCATAAATATAGTTGCAAATATACTATATAAACCAATTCCATCAACAATAAAGTTCTCTTGAAAGTTGTAAAAAACTTCTGAAAATATTACATTATTCAATCGTAAAATGCCATTCTTAACATTCTCCATTTTTAATGGATGTGAATTAGGTGCAAATTCAACAAAACTATCACGAACTGATATTTTTTCATTGGTATCAATATTACTTTCACGTGCACGTGTATCTGATCCTCCCATTAAATCTCTTTCAAACACAATTCTATTAACATCATTTTGTTTATTAGTCCTAATATCTGATTTATTTCTTATTTCTAATAATTCATCTTTTGTAAATCGCCCATTCATTATATTTATATTTATAGTAATAATATTAATAATATTAAACTCAAAAATATTAATAACAATTTGTATATCATAAATTATGTTAAGTTACTTAATCACAATCAACAACATATGTATATCGTTGTTTTATATCATCTAAAAATTTTGTTTTAATACGAAGAACTAAACGTCCTTTTTTTCTTATTAGTACAAATATATCTTTTTCACCATATGTTGCCTGTTCACGTAATTTTAATGCAATTTTTAGTTGTGATTGTAATAATGGTATATCACTATCTGTTACAATTCCATCAATATAGCATGCTTCCAAAAACAATAACATTTTTGTATATTTGTGTATATTTATTTTTTCATATGGAACAACTTGTTTTATTAATTCATAAAACCATGGATAATGAATTTGTTGTTTTACTGTTTTATTATCATCCAATTCAATATCAAAATGGTTAATAGATGAACGATCATATTGATCAGCATATCCAATAATCTGTACAAGTCCATAACCATATTCATCTTTCCATTTTACTTGTTTAGTCATTTTTAGCTTATAAACATAAATAATAAAATTGAAATTAACATATTATAATTACATAATATTTTAATAAATAAAGAATATAATAATGGAATGGATTACAACAAAAGATTATTATATTGGAACAACACAAAATTTTAAATTTACAAACAAATGTGCTTGTTTTGATTTAGATGGAACATTAATAACAACTAAATCAAATAGAAAATTTCCAAAAGATAAAACTGATTGGAAGTTTTTATTTAACAATGTAAAAGAAAAATTAACTGAATTAATAAACAAAAAATATTGTATTATAATTATTTCAAATCAATCAAAAATAAAAACAGATTGGATTGATAAAATTAATGATATACACCATGAGTTAAATATTGATATAAAAGTTTTTTGTTCTATTTCACATAACAAATATAGAAAACCATTACCTTCATTTTATCGTGAATTTATTCCATGTAAAAAAGGATTTTATTGTGGCGATGCCTGCGGACGTGAAAATGATTTTTCTGATTCTGATTACAAATTTGCATTAAATTGTAATTTACTATTCAAAACGCCAGAAGAACTATTCTTACAAGAAAAACAAATTGTTCCAACAATTATTTATCCTCATTTTACACAATGCAATTTTACATTTACACCAAATAATAAATATAAAAAAGAAATTGTTATTATGGTTGGTTATCCTGCATCCGGTAAATCATACATTGCTGATCAAATAAATAAAATGTATGATTATAAAATTATAAATCAAGATATATCAAAAACAAAATCAAAAATGTTAAAACAATTTTATGAATATGTAAACAATAATGAATCTATTATTATTGATAATACAAATTTAACTCCTGAAATAAGGAAAACATTTTTTATTGATACATATACAATAACATGTATATTTATGGATGTTGATATTAATATTGTAAAACATAATAATATATATCGTTGTGTAAAATTTAATAAATATATTCCAGAATTAGTTTACAAAAGAAAATTAATTATTCCTACATTAGAAGAAGGATTTGATAGAATATTTAATGCTACATGTGGCATTCCAGATGACCCAGATTATTTATTATTTTTAATTTAATAAAAAATAAAAATTAAAATTTATCATAAAATATTTTATTTTATGATAAGTTTAAATTTTTTCCATACAAATATAATGAATGTTAATTGATTCTTTTAACATTTCTTTTACCTGTTCACATGTTTCTGCCATATTAATAATATAAGCATTTCCTTTTTTTGTTCCATAATATTCAAATATAGTTTGAATATAATTTGTACTTATTAATGTTTTTCCACTAACAATATATTTTTTTCTTCTTGTTTGAATAATTAATAGCGGTGCTTCATATTTTTGTTCATTTTGAATAGTTGGAAAAAAATAGTTTATTACATTATTAACAAATGTTTTTGCCATATTTATCAATTTGAAAGTAAATATTATCAATATTTACTTTTGATAATATTAATAATATTATCAATATTTACTTTTGATAATATTAATAATATTATCAATATCTTAAATAATATTTACTTTTCAATTTTTTAAATAATTTATAATTGTAAAGTACTAAATCGCAAATCTTCATATCTATTGCATCGTTGTTCTGGTCCTCTACATCCTCCTGTATTATGATATAGAAAATGAGCAAAATCTGCATTATTTCCCATAAAATTATCACGTGGAATTGTGTAAAATTGCCTTTCAGAATTTTTCTTATCATAAACATCATCTAAACTTTTAAACATATCTTCATCAAAACATTTTTTCATTTCAAATTTTACTTCATTATCATCAACATTACATGGTTTTGGTACATTTCCAGTTTCATAATCAATAATATTAGGATTCATAAATGGATTTTCTTTATTTGGTTTTAAACATTCTTTATTTTCTATCATTGAAATATTATCAGAAATATAATTAGGCATTCCATTTTTATCTTCCATAAATTTATCAATACGAATTCTATTATCAGAATCATAATATCCTGCTTCAACAACTCTTTTTGCTTTATCTTCTTTTTCTAATTTATATGCATCTTCTGTTAATCCTTCTTTTTTTTTTAATGAATAATTGTAAATAATTATCAAAACAATGATTAATATGGGAATCTGTATCCAATTAACATATTTTTGTGTAATTACTAAAATTATAATATAGTAAATACATAATCTTGTTATGGCATTTAATTGTTCATCTCTTGACATACTTTTTGTTGGTATAAATTCAAAATATTTTTTATAAATTATAGTTGGTTCATCTGTCCAAAATCCTACCATATATATATGAATTCATCATTTTATTTTTTACTTTCTTCTTTATTTAACAATTTTTCAGCTTCTCTTCGTTCTTCCAAATCCTTATAAAACTCAATTTCAAAATCTTCTCCTTTTTTTTTGAAAACTGTCATTTTATCTAAAAATAATTCTTGTTGTTCTTTTATTAATTGTTCTTTTTGTTCTGGTGTTAATTCAATTTTTTTCTCTTTTTCTTTCTCTTTTTCTTTCTCTTTTTCTTTTTTATTTTTTATACTTTTATAAGTAAGAAAATCTGCAAATGATGAATCTAATGTATCTTTATTTGCATTATCAATACGATATAATATTGTTTCAATATTATAGATAAAAAAAACTTTGGGATATTTTTTATTTTTTCCAACAACAAAAATTTTATTTATTTTTGTTTCTTCTTCTTTGTTTGATAATAAATAATATAAAAATATTATATCTTTTTGTTGTTCTGCATTTCTTTTTAAAAACTTTTTTATTAAATTTTTTTGTTCAAATGAATTTTTTATACTTGTTAATCCAACAATAACATATTTTTTTACAGATACTTTTTTTAATAATGATATTAAATCTCCCAAATTTTTAACTTGCCAAATGTTATCCATGTTTATTATATATATCATAATAAATTATATTTGACAATAAAACGAATAATATATATTATTTGTCAAAACAAATCAAATAACATATGATATGTTATTTGATTTTATTAAATAATATGAAATATTTATTCTTTTGTTTTAGTATGAGTTGTTTTTTTGTGTTTATTTTTTCTTTTCTTTTTACATGGTTCTGTTTGTATATCTGTTTGTGGTTCTCTTGTGTTTGTTGTTTCTGAAACAACAGAAGATGATGCTTTTGAATAGTCTGTATTATTAATATCTTGTACTAATTCATCAATTACTTCTTTTTCATGTTGTTTTTTAGATTTACCGCCATGTTCCATATTTTTAACAAAATTTTCCATTAATTTCATTGGTCCTGATAACTTTTCAATACCTTCTGGACAAAGTGGTTTTCCATTTTCGTCTTTCATTTCTTTCAAATTTTTCATAAACTTTTCTTTATGTTTTGCCATTTTTGCAAATTGATTAGCACTTCTTCTCAATTTTTCTGGATCTAATTTATTTCCCATTTTATTTCCTACTTTTTTAACAACACCCACAATATCAGATAAACTATTCAAATCTGTATTTCGTAATTCGTCCGTTACATCACCAACAATTCCTGTTAACATTGAATGTGTTGAATCCCCTTCATTTATTCCCATTGCTTTAAAAAAATTATCTGTTGCTTTTGTTACATCTTCCATTTTGATTGTTTTTAATTGTCCTTTTACTTGCTCTAATACTTTTGAAAACAATTTATCTCCCGCACCACCTGTTTCTATACCATCTCCATTAATACCTAATGATTTAGCCATGTCACTCGCAATTAATTTTTCAACAACTGCCTCTTTAATATCATCTTCTGATTTTGGTTTATATGCACCTCCTGTTTTTTCAAAAACAATATCAGTACCAAATTCTTCTGATTTTGTAATTTCAACATACGGATTTGTAAATTTTACTTTATCAATTCCATATTCAATAATTTTTTTTTCTATTTTTTCCAATGATTCATAAATTTTTCCAATTTGTTTTTGTTTATTAACAACAGAAATCATTTTTACACATGAAACATAAATAAGTAATACATTTCTCCATAAAACTTTTTTTTCATTATCATTTATTAATTTATATATAAAATCTAAATCAATACTTGGAATAATAAATATCTGTTTTCCTTCTGCATTTGTTAATGAAAATATTGTAGCATCTAATTCTTCACCAACAATTTTATCTAAATTACTGCTTATTGTTTTATAAATTTTCTTAATAAATCTTTCTAAATCTAATTCTGAGGTTTTAATATCCTTTTCTAATTCACTTTTAATTTCTATACATGTTTTCTGTAACTTTGCATGTTTATGTTTATCTGAATCTGATATATGATCATCTTTTTTAATAATTTCTACAGATTTATCATTTAAAAATTCCATTAAATCTCGTAATGTATCAATGAATACTTTACGATTCCATAATAATTCATAATCAATACTTTCCATAATATAATATATGTATTATATTATGAAATTATTTATTAACGCAATATACTTCAAAACATTTATTCATTCAATAGTATTTTATACATTTTGTTAATATCTTCTTGTTCTGCATTATATTTAATAAATTGTTCTGATATTCCAATTAATGTTTTCATTGCTTTTTTAATAAATTCTTTTGTATCACATTTCATTATTCCCCAACTTTTCTTAAATTGAAATATTTGATCAGCTTTCGCGTTTCCATAATTTTCTTCCATAAAAAATGATTCATTGCCTGCTAATAAATTTTCCCTGTAATTTCTAATAGTATAAATATATTTGATAAATGTTAATATAATTTCTGTTGGTCTATTTTTTGAAATTTCGTTTAACGTTTTAGCATATGTTACTAAAAACATATCATTTGGAAAATCATCAACTACAGTTGAGCAAATTTTATTAATAACATTATTACACATATTCACACATGTTGTAATGTTTTTATTTATTTTTTTTGTTGCATTATCTAAATTTGCTTTAAATTGTTCAACTTCATGTTTTTTCTTTTTATTTATTGATTTTAATATTTCCTGTAAATCTAAAACATCAACCATTCGTATATAGTTTGATATAAAAAAAATTGTTTTTATATTAAACGAATAAAATAATAAATTTTTTATATTAATTTATGTTGAATTAATAACTTTTTCTATTTGCTGTCTTTCAAGAACATTTTTAATTTCATTTTCGTCACGTGATCTTACATTTTTTAGTTCATTCATTTTTCCCGACATTGTTGATGTATCCAATTTTTCTTTATCATCAATAAATGTTATAATTTTTTCATCAATATGTGCAGGAGAAACATATGATTTTGGTTGTGGTAATTGTACTTCTTTCTTTATTTCATCATTCCAATAAGAATACGCATCAGATATTCCTTTTGTTTCCATAATATAATAATTTGATATTCCATCCATTTTTTGTGCTTTCAAATTTTGTAATTGTATTGCATTTCTGTTCTTTTCTGTGTTTTGTATAACAAAATTTCTTCTATTATTAATCATGTTTTCAACCCATTGTCCTGCATTTGCTCCTTCTAATATTTGTTTTTGTATTTTTCCTCCATATTTATTTATTAACACAATTGTTGGAATTTGAGTAATCCCCCTTGTTGTTAATTCAATTGGTGACAATTCATCAATACATATTAACTTAAATAAATATAGTAAATTTTGGTTTTTCATTACAAACATTAATTTTTTACAAAATTCACAATTAACACTATAAAATAAATATGCTTCCATCACTTTTATATTAATATACATATAAAAGTAATTTGTTATATAGACGAAATAAAAAATTGAAAAATATATTGTCTTATATTTTATTATTATATATTTCTTATTATACCAATGGAACCAAATAATCTTGTAAACGCTGAATATAACAACCATGATAAACATGATGAACCCGATAAACATGATGAACCCGATAAACATGATGAACCCGATAAACATGATGAACCCGATAAACATGATGAACACGATAAACATGATGAACACGATAAACATGATGAATACAATGAATACGATAAACATGATGAACATGATGAACA